CGTTTTCGTAGAAAGAAAATTGTCAACCATTGACAGTGCATTAATTTTTGCTGTAACTAACCTAAAACTTGGTGCGTCGTGACAGATTCAAACTGTCTTCTCATCGGTTAAGAGCCGAGACTTCATCATCAAAGTTTACAACGCATATATTGGTGGAGACCGAGGAAATCGAATCCTTCTAGACACCCTCCTTGCAAGGGAGAGCCGTAGCCCACTACTGCCCCCAATAATTCTGTGGTCAGGGAAGGGAGAATCGAACTCCCACCTCGAGTATCCAAGACTCGTCGACTACCACTATCCTATTCCCTGAAAAACTTCTTTGCTCCGTACACTGGGATCGAACCAGTCTAATCATTGATTAACAGTCAAGTCCTTGCACCTTGCTTGGATTCTACGGAGCAAAGAAGTTTCCTTCTTTGCGTTAGTTTTGATATCACCCATATAAACTAACAAACGTTGAGAAGTGACTCAGTCAAGATGAGTACCACCTTCTTTTTGCTCTGGAGTCGCATACGGGTTACGATCCCGTCTGGTCACCTTGAAAGGGTGATGACCTCACCAGAAGTCTAATGCGACATAATACAACAGGATGATTTTGACGAACAGGTCAAATTAAAAGTTTGGTGTTCTTGTGTGTTGCAGAACTCATCCTAAAAATTGGTGCCCCATGAGAGAATCGAACTCCCGTCCTCGGATTACAAAACCGATGTTCTACCATTTAACTAATAGGGCAAATTTGGCGGAAAGCAGAGGAGTCGAACCCCATCCCATTTCTGAGAACCCAGTTTTCAAGGCTGGTCGCCGCACCAACGCAGCTGCATTACTTTCCAAAATCTTTGGTGGTGATAAGTGGTATCGATCCACTCTCCTTGGCTTATGAAGCCAGTGCGCATCCATCTACGCCATATCACCAATAACAGAATCGCTTTTATCGTGCTCCCATTACACCACACTGAAGACCAACTCAGCGCTGGGATTCGAACCCAGACCCTCTTTTTTCCAGAAAGATTATTTTTAATTGCTGTAACGATTCTAACGGTCTAAACTTGGTTCCTTCACGAGGTAACGATCCTCGGTCTATCGGTTATCAGCCGATTGCTCTACCTTTGAGCTATGAAGGAATAATTTGTGGTGCCCACGGCTGGATTCGAACCAGCAACACAAGGATTTTCAATCCTCTGCTCTACCATTGGAGCTACGAGGGCACTAAAAATTCTTAGGGGTGAACAATGGGTTACGATCCCATACTACAACTTTCACAGAGTTGGGTGCTACCACTACACTATGCCCACCCCTAAGAATTCTTGGTGGGTCTGCTCGGATTCGAACCGAGAGTCTTACTGGTTAAAAGCCAGATGTTTTTGCCGTTAAACTACAAACCCTTTTAAGACATCCATTTTTTGTTTACGACGGACTGCCTTGTTGGATTTACAGTGGGCACCCGCTTTTCGGAATAGGGCTGCAGCCACGAACTGATTACGTTCACGAGGAGCAGCCATTTGTTTTCGTTTCATTACTTTCTCCTGTTAATTGAACCAAACAAAAGCACACTTATCGGAATTGAACCGATGACCAGATACTATTGATCCAGCTATGCTCCACATAACAACCTAGCCTCAGCTGCAGTGTGCTTTTGTTTGGCACCCCCAGTTGGAATCGAACCAACGATAACGAGTTCAAAGCCCGTTGTGTTACCATTACACCATGGAGGAACAGAACGACTTAGGCAATACTAACAGGGAGGTCGATATCAGTTTACACCGAGTCACTTACCCCGACTTTCAAACCCAAGCCGTTTTAAAACAAAGTCCCAAATTTTTAAAGAACATCAGAACACGTATTATAACGCAGTTCCTAATTTAAGTCAAGCGATTTTTGATCGCTAAAAACAAAAAACCCCGAGATTTTCATCTTCGGGGTTTTGGTAAATAGAAGTTAGACGTATCGTTACATCAACTTACCAAAACCCCCAGTATCGCTTTCAATCGCATATCCTGAGCCTTCTGTAAACTCTGGGCGTGTGCAATTCCATGCAGCTACTTGCGGAAGCTGTTTATGCATTCTGGAATTTAACAATTTCGAGTTCATAGAAGAATTATACCCTATTTCCTAATTAAAGTAAAGCGATTTTTAGAATTTTCTACCAGAGTTTTTCAACTCCAGTAGAACTATTTATAAGAATTATACCACAGGTTTGATTAAAAGTCAAGTCTTTTTTGACTTTTTGATCAAATATTTTTACAACTCTGTACGGACGTAGTCGTCTTTGTGTACACCACACTCTGGGCAGTTTACAGTGTCAGGAAGGCTCAACCAATCGGCTTCGCTCAATGTGTGACCACAGACAACACAAACGTAGATAACTTCTTTTTGATCTGACATTTTACAATCCTTTCAAGACTTCTTTGTACGCATTAGCATGACGTTCTTCAACACCCTTGAGTGCCTTGAAACGTGCTTCGGCTTTCTTCAATACAGCTGCGAATTGTGCAGCATGTTCTTTAGATTCATCAATCTGCTCTAGGAATTCACCACGAGCGACTGCATGATTTTCCTGAGCAGCGATTGCTTCAAAGGTTGGATACATGGTTGTAAACTCATATGTCTCACCTTCAATAGCTTTCTCCAAACACTCGCGTGTATTTGGGCGACCAATCAAAAGTTCTAGGTGACCCCAAGCATGCTTAACTTCTTGTTCAGCGGTATGCTCAAAGTGTTTAGCAACTTCTTCAAAGCCTTCTTCACGTGCGATCTTTGCAAAATAGCGATACTTGATATGAGCCATAGACTCACCAGCCAAGGCTGACTCAAGATTTTTAATTGTAACTGACATTTTAAACCCTTTCGATTTCAATATTACACTTCTCTAGAAAGTCCAACCCTTTGGTGTCTCTATATGTATTTCGATAATAAACCTTCTTGACACCTGCACCATACATTATCTTAGCACACTGAATACATGGAGCATGAGTACAGAACACATCAGTACCAAGTCCGGACTCGCCATCACGAGCCAGTTTGGCGATAGCATTAGCTTCTGCATGGATTACCTCGTCTTTCGTTTTCAGTACTTTTTCACCAACAGCGGTGCCGAGTGGGTTCAACCCAACTTCGTATTCGCATTCGTTTGTCCAACCAGCTGGCATACCATTGTAGCCGATAGAGATGATGCGGTTGTCTTTCACAACAACTGCGCCGACCTTTAGACGGACTGCACTGGACAACTGAGCAAATCGCTCGGCTGTATCCATGAACGCATCAACCCACTTTTTCTTCATACAACTTCAACCTTAAATGTCTTGACCTTTTCTAACTGATCAAGAGGCACACGAAACTTAACCTTCAGTGGATCAGTTTGATGGACACGAACTTCAACTGTACGGTTTACACCATAGTTGGTAATGTACCACATCTTCCATTCACCACCAGCAGTAAAAGTGCGTTGAATCTTACGATCAAACACCTTCTTACCATCTTCATCATATCCAGTCACGAGAACTTCTGCATCATTAGCGAACGATGGCAGGTTAAAGTAACCAAACATCTGACGGACATCTTTCCAGTCAGCTTTCCACTTATCCTTGAAAGCAAACTCACCGTTGATAGCAACGTCAACCCATTCAGAGTTGTCTTGGATGTTTGCTTCGATTTTGTCTGTTCTAAAATAGACAGCGTCACGACGATTATCCAAAAGGTTAACAGCGGATTGTTTACGATCGCGTTCTTCTCTAATACCTTTGATGTGAACGATCTGATCTTTATTCAAGTCAGTACCGTTGATCTGAACGATGTTCGAGCGCACATCAACTTGAGCTTCAATGATCACAAACGTACAATCATCACGAAGATACTTGAACGATTTGATTACACCACCACTATACTCTTCAATCTTGGAATGGTACGAACCATCCTTAGACTTCTCCACAGAGTGGAGGAAAGAGCCGTTTGCTTTTTCCAAGGCTGAACGCTTTGCAGCGGTCAACGCTTGATTACAGGTATCACCAGTGCCAGAGGCTTGAACAGTTTTAACTTCTGCCTGAGCATTGAATGCTACAAAGGCAGCAAGAAGCAACAGGTATCTCATTGACCGAAGGCAGTGCGAACTTGTTGGGCTGCACGCATTGAACGCTTATCCACTTGAACAGTTACAACAGCCATGGTCTTATCACCAGAGATTTTACGATCAGTGATATAGACACCCTTCAGCAAACCATCGGCTTGGGTTGTAATCTTTTCCTGAATCTTTGTAGCGATGTTACCAGCACGTTCGCGTGACTTGGCGTCATCAGATGCCACATCTTTTGCCAGAGCAGTTGTAATCGCTTCATGCGACTTGCTCGACTGCAAATCAGTTTGGATAAACTCTACAATGTTGCGCTTGGCACGCATTGTAGCAACGTTCATTGCTTGCTCAAGAGCAGCGTTATCGCTCATAGGAATAGCCGAAGTGCCAGTGGACTTCACAGATTCCCACTCACCCTTATCGTTGAATGTGACTTCAACCTTACCAAACTCTTGGGTGTACTTGACTGCATCCTTGGATACTGTGTCAAGGTCAATAGACTTAGTGGTAGAGCAAGCTGAAAGAACAACAGCCATTGCGGCAACAAGAATCACTTTTTTCATAATATAAATCTCCGATTAACGAATTGTGGTAGAGTAAACGACAGTGTCAGGTTTTTGGTAGAGCGAGGTTACACGCTCACGCAGTTTGGGATCCTGAAGAGAATAACCTAGTCGATCAGGCGACTTGGGGTCAACCTTCTTAACTTCGCCATCTTCAACAGAGACGCTACCGACTTTCGGTACATCTACTGTAACATTCACCTTTGGTTTCAGTTTAGCAAAGTCATCAGCAAACTTAGCCCACTCTGTTTGAAAGTCTAGAGCCATGGCACTGGTACTAACAAACAGGGATAACACTATCGCTCGTTTCATACAAATCCTTTTTAACTTTCCATACTTATATTATACCATAAGTTGGAATTAAAGTAAAGCGATTTATTCGTCTTTTTTAGCCTTCGGAGTCAACAGCCCTGCCTTCTCTAGCAGCTTTCTGTTGATTTTCGGGTATAATTTGTGCAATTCTTGGTCTTTTACGGCGATCAACATCTTCGCTTCTTCGGGGTGGACACCTTCTAGAAGGGAGATAAAAAGACTCTCTCGTTTGAGAGGGGTCAAATCTTCACGCAAAAAGACGTACATACGACGTAGTTCGGTGAACAGGTTAGTCGGCGTCATACCCATTGGTTCAGCAGATGGCTTGTATGGTGGTTCACCTTCTGGAAGAATAAACTTCTTCTGTGGCACAAATGCGTGCATAAGGATAATTCTTAGTGCTGCATCTTCTTTATACAACTCAATCTTAGAAGGATCCTCATTGATATCCTTCAACATCTCTGTAACATATTTTCTCATTAAAAGTCCTCAAGTTCATCTAGTAACAAACGGCAACGATGTTCAATCAGATAGTTCATAATCTTCATTTTATCGTTCGTGGGTTTGCTATTTAGGTAAGCCTCGATGATCGCGTCTTTGACATCTTTCGGAATGTTATCAAAAGCAACCAGAGTAGCGTTGCGTTGCCAATTTCTACGTTCTTCATCATTGCGGCAGGCATCAATGCCCTTCTCATAAAACTCAGCGAGCCTCTTAGCACTTACAGGTTTCTGACGCTCGCCAACTACAAACACATCATCCTTAGAAAGAATGTTTGGTACACCGTCACCAGCGTCGCCCTTGACGATATGCTCAATGGTAAAGTCTAGAATCTCTTGCTTGGTTGCAGTGATAAACTTCTTAACCATTGGAGACCATTGCTTTACATTACCAGACGAGTAAGGTGCCAGCTGGAGTTGCTTGAAGTCTTTGTCAGAAGACAAGATCAAAACCTTCTGAGCTTCTTCCATCAAACCTTCTTGGATCAACTCATGAGTCTGAACGTACTCGGTCAACACAGCAATGATGTCGTCGGCTTCAGCACGGTCATACTTGATAACCTTGTAGGGGAAATACACAGCGAGGTCATCGCGGATCTCAGACATGGTGTCAAAGATTAATTTCCAATCAAGGTCAGAAGCATCACGTGCTTTCTTGCGACTGGCTTTGTAGTGTTCAAAGACTTCCTTGCGCCAGTACTTACGACCGTCAGTTGCGATTACAATCTGACCGTATTCTTTACCATACTTCTTCTTGTAAGACTTGATGGTGGACAGAACAACGTGACGAATAAGGTTCTTGACTTCTGCTTCAGTACCTTTCAACTCTCGTTGGAATGTTAGGATAGTTGCCAAAGCAACTTGTGAATAATCTACGAGAATCATTAAAATGCTCCGAGGATAATACATTCCTCATTGATGCGACCGTTCGGTGCCGCAGGTTTAGTTTTCAAAGTCTTGAATGCAGCATTCAGAGGACGCTTAGTCATTGCCAACCCTTTGAAGAAGTCTTCAGGTTTGCGCAGGGTCATAGACTTAGATTCTACAACATCAAAGCCGATCAGGGTTGTACCCTTAACAGCAAGACCAGAATCAGCCTTGTACACTTGAACCTTACGATACTTGGTATTGTAGATCCAAACTTCTTTGGCACCAATCATATCTTCAGGCTTCACTGACTTCAGTTTCAGTTCAGCGAATTCCTTCATGTACTTAACCTTAGCAACTTGCTTAGACAGAGGTACAGCTTTGCGAGCACGAGGTGCACGAGTAGCCTTGGCAGTTTGAACTGCTTGGTTACAGTCACTGATAATCTGTTCAACAAACTCAGCGAACTTCTTCAGTTCTCGTTTGGTGAGATGACTGTATCCTTCGACGAGTTGTTTGTCGTCTCCAGCAAGGGCTTCGCGCAGTTCTGCTGCGGTTGAGATAAAGAACTCTCCAATGCGTTTTGCGATTGGAGCGGACACGTTATTCGATGCCAGATAACCCTTCGTCGAGAAGTCTGATTTCTTATTGATGATGAAGTCATCAATTGCTCCCTCAATTTCACCTGCTAGTTCGTGAGCCTTGTCGTCCATGCGTTGTTGGATAGAAGGTTGGGCAGCAACCAAAGCAGCAGTTGCAGCAGCTTTCTTATCGGCTTTGTCTTGAGACTTTTGACGAGAGCCGATCTGTTCTTTCAAGAATGCAACACGCTCATTGAAGAAGTTAAGTTCTTTCTCTTGAAGAGCAGAACCACCTTCTTGAAGACGTGCCAAGATACCAGCATATCGGAAGTGGTATTCATCAACCTTCAACATTTCAACTGCAGTCTTCTTATCGACTTTGGCATAATGGCTGATGAACCACTTCTTCTTATCTTTGTCGTCGTGATTCGTGTTGTAGTAATTCAACGCACGGAGCAAGTCAGACTTATAATTGTCTTCGGTCAAAGTAACTTCGACACCCTTGCTCATGCGCTCGGCTTTTTCAATTAGTTTTTGTCGTTTTGCGGCAGTAGCCATAGGATAAATCCTCCAAGTTATAGAATAATTATACCCTATTTCCTAATTAAAGTCAAGCGGTTTTTTGCGTTGTAGTAGCTTCGTCGTAGATCTCCATAAACTCTTCGTGCTCGGCTTCCACCTGAGTACGGTTCTGTTTATGGTATGTTTTTGCGATCTTATTAATGATTTTCTTACTAATCTTGAATTCGTCTGACTTTTCCTTAACGATTTCGCGAATCAAATCACGTTCAGCTTCGATACGGAGCATAGAGTTACTCAACTCTTGAATTGCTCCCATAAACTTCTTACGATCTTGTTCAGTAGAAAACATGCTCATTTCTTGAAACTCACTTCTGTTTTAAATACAGCTGGGATGATGAAAGCAGCAAGCCAAGTTTCCAAAGTGTATGGAATGGCAAGTGCAGGGAACAATGTGTTCAATGCCCAAATTGCGGCAAGTGGTCCACCGATAACCATTAAAGCAGCGAGGACAACCACGCCGATTACAATCATACCTTTACTCATTTTGTTTCTCCAATAGAAAATGTTACGTTTTTGATAGAGTCCCAACGGAAGGATCTCCATTCATTTGTGATGGTGTCAAAGACACGTAGAGCGGATCCACCAGTCGTGCTATTTGTCGTTTCCTCCAACCCTGACTTTGGTTGCTTGTCGACGGGGATGCGGGATTCTGAGAGGGTGCAGAACATTTCTCGTTCTGTCCCATCTTTCTTGGTGAAAGTAACGCACAAATCTGTTGTGAGCTCATCGTGTAAAAGTCCTCTTAGCCAAGTTTGAAATTCTGGGTCAGTACCCAGCGGTTGTTTAACTTCTGTCATTTTTCACTCTTTCATAATAATCAACTAACGGTTTCCAGAAAGCAAGAAACTCTTCTGGGGTTGCAAAGAACTTATGATTGGTTTCATAAGTTCCATAATCTGTGGTGATCAGCGTTTGGATAGTTCCAGCTGGCACAGGAATCTCTTTAACAGTAATTGTATGGGGATATGTCATTAATTTCTCCGCATGGTTGCGATTTCAATAGCTTGTTCATCAGAGAAGATTGGAACAGCGTTGGATTTGTGCATTGTACCAATACCTTTGATCTTGTCGCCAGTATAAACAGGTGCGGCTTTCTTTGTACAATCGTGATAGCCAGTATTCAATGATGGAAACTTTGGAGTCTCGCGAACGAATGGCTTCGGTTGTGCAATAGGCTTTACTGTTTTGGTAACAGGTTTGGTTTCGTACTTCTTTAGTAGCTTCGCCCAAGAGGCATCCAACTCACGTTGCTTCGCTGTTGGTTTGTTGGCTTTGCGCTTTTTGAATGATGTATGAATAACTTGCATGATATAATTATACCTGATAAGTTCTTGTAAGTCAACTATTGAAGAGTTTCCCAACACGCGAAGGGAGTTTGTCGATCGCAGATTTCTTCAAAGAGGTATTCCTCGATTTCGTCGAGTTCTTGCGTTGTGATATGCTCAGCTCCAAGAATGCCGTCAAAGACAGCTTGGATAATCATTTCACGATCTTCAATAACAAAATCAACTTGCATTTAGTTTAGCCTGTAGACGTTTAACTTCAGCTTTGAGGTTGCGGTTTTCGTATTCAGCCCAACCAAGTTTATCCTGCATAGTTTTCATCATTAAACCAAAGTCACGATTGGCAGGTGCTAGGTCTTCAACTGGACGGATAATGAATTTACCATTCTCCCAGTCAAAGCCACTTGTTGCACTCTTGACTGCAACCATTGGTATTGCACCAACAGTAATGTATGGAAGTTCAATCGCGATCATAACTTCAGAATCATCTTTCGCATACTGCAATGCGATTTTTAGATCTTCAACTTTCATCTTCATCCTCGTACTGGTGATAACCAACAACTTCGCAAACGCTCTCCACCAACTGGGGTGCTTTTTCCCAACACTCATCGGATTGGTAGATAGCTTCAGGGCAAGAGATCTCTAATCTGTGAACAAATTCTTTACAAACATTCCAGAGTGCCATCAGTTCGGCATGGGTAGGTTCATTCATACATCACCTTCAAAATTGTCAGGGAGCCAAACACCACCGTCAGATAACCAACCACCAACGGAAGTCTTTGGCTCATCACTATCGTAAGTCAACCCAAGGGCTTTCATCATACGATGCTTCACACGTAGATTAGGTTGACGGAAACGATCAGTCGCAGTAAACCCCATCATGGTAGCAACTTCAACCACAGCACCTGATCGGCAGATACCAGCGTGGCAATGAACAACAACGTTCATAGAGTTAGCCAAAGCATGTTGAAGCAGACGAACAATCTCATCAGCTTGTTCTTGGCTGATTTTGAAGTCATCATCGAAACCGTCTTCGTCTTCAGCATCCAAGAAGTCAAACTGGTGAACTTCTTTGAACGCAAACTTAGGGGTTGGGTGGTCTCCTGGCGGATC